GGAATGTCGCCACATTCTCATTCCACTCTTTGATAAATATCCATTACGCTCAAAAAAACAACGCGATTATGCCATCTGGCGCGAATTGGTAATTGAACTTTTCGAGAATAAACATTTAAACGGCGGATATGACAAATGCGTTGATCTATGCCGACAATTGAGCAGCATCAAAAAATATAAGATTGTTGAAATGGTGAATGATGACGATCAAGAGCAACAAGAAGATGGCGCCATTGATGGAATTCCCCGCGATAGTCTATAAGGTTCAAACACTTATTGACGGCGGCTTGCGCGTGACGCTGGATTTGCCGGAGACGGCCATAGCTGAGGCCGCATGGCTTATGGAGTGTAAACGTAGCGAGACGCCGCTAAAGATAAATGCCAGGAAGGAAGAACGGGAAACGCGAGAAAAAATCTCATAATGGCTTTAGTGATTCTATAGTCTCAAAGCCGTTTGAGTGGAACACCTTGCGCTCGGATGTTGCAATGTTCTTGGCGCAGGGACATACTTGGAAAGAGACAGCGGCACAATACGAAATTTCAGAGATGACGATTTCAAACTGGAAACGCCATCCCGATTTCGCCGCCGAGGTTGACCGATTATCTCTTATGGTAGATGTTGCGGGCCGCGCCTATCGATTGCGAATGGCGATGCGTGTTATCCGTGATAAAGGCTTTGCATCAGAGCGTGATTTGCTTGACTGGTTGAAATTTGCTCAGAGTGAAACCGATGGAGTCAAACTTGACCTTGCCCGACTCGCTTCCGCCCTCGGTGAGGATGCGCCATCTCTGGCCGATAGCCGACCAGGTGGAGTTGGCGCAGAACAAAACGGAACTCCGGCGCCGGGGGCTGGCGGGGACAGCAGCGCTCAATCCGCTTGACTTCGCGCGGGATACTCTATGTGCGCAGCCCGCGCCCTATCAGGCGGAGATACTGACGGCGCTGGCCGAACACAGGCGCGTAGCGGTGCGCGGCCCGCACGGATTGGGCAAGACAGCGCTGGCGGCCTGGATTGTATTATGGGGATTGGCGACCTTCGGGGACGACGCAAAGATCATCACGACCGCAAGCGCTTGGCGGCAACTCACAAAATTCCTGTGGCCTGAGATTCGCAAGTGGGCGCATGGCTGGCGGGATAGCGGAGTGACGATGCAGATGCTCAACGCCTATCGCGGGCGCGCAGAAGCCTTCGCTGTCGCCAGTGATAACCCGGCCTACATTGAGGGCGCACACGCAGCAAAACTGCTCTATGTCTTCGACGAAGCGAAGGCTATCCCGGACGAAACCTGGAATGCCGCCGAGGGCGCATTTGCAACCGGCGACTGTTATGCGCTTGCCATCAGTACCCCCGGTGATAGAATCGGGCGCTTCTGGGATATTCATCGTCGCGCATCTGGTTATGAAGATTGGCTCACGCGACATGTTACGCTCGCGGAAGCAATTGCGGCAGGTCGCATTTCTCAGCAGTGGGCCGACGACCGTAAGCGGCAATGGGGAGAATCTTCGCCGCTTTATCAGGCGCGCGTGCTGGGCGAGTTCCCAACGCAGGGCGATGATTCTCTACTCTCTCTCACCTGGATTGAGGCCGCGATTGAACGTGGACGCGTAGATGGATTTGTTATTCCCATTGAGGGTGAAATCGTTGCCGGGCAGGATGTGGCGCGCTACGGCTCTGATGATAGCGCCAACATCACCCGGCGTGGTTCTGTCGTGACCGCCATGCAGACCTGGCATGGCAATGATACAATGGAGACAACCGGGCGGGCACGGCGCATCGCCGTAGACGCGGGGGCAAATTTGCAGATAGATGAGATTGGAGTCGGGGCAGGCGTGGTAGATAGGCTCAACGAATTGAACTCCGAAAAGGATGCGGCCTTCGTCGGCGTGACCGGTGTAAACGTCGGCAACCCCGCTAATGATACTGAGAAGTTCGCCAACCTGCGCGCTGAAATCTGTTGGGGATTGCGCGAACGCTTCTATGCTGGCGACATCACTTTTGCTCCAGATATACCACAGGAATTGCTTGACCGCTTGACCGGAGAACTTACCACTCTAAAATACAAAACCAATTCACGCGGCCAGATCGTCATCGAAAGTAAGGATGACATGCGCAAGCGCGGTTTGCCTTCGCCTGACTTGGCCGATGCGCTGATGTTGGCCTTTGCTTTTTCGGGTTCTATCGGCTGGACACATCTCTAATGTTTACCTATGACGGGCGCAATTTCAAAGCAGTAGACTTCGGGGCGGCGGTCAACGACTCCTGGTACACATCCAGCCTGAGCGAGGCGCTATGGCTTCGCAATCAGTCGGTCGTCAGCGGCCTTACGCCTGTCAACGCCTATGCCCTCGTCCCCTGGCTCTACCGCGCCGTGTGCTGGCGTGCCAACCAGGTCAGCCGTTTTCCGTTCTCGCTAATGTCCGGCGAAGACGACGTGACCGATCAGCCCGCCTATGAATCCCTACTCAAGAGTTTCCGAAAGCGGCTATGGATGCTCGAAGCGCAACTCTGCTTGACCGGCGCGGCCTATGAACTTCTGGAAGCCAACGAACGCGGGCGCAATATCACGCCCCGCACATTGCTCTCGCTATTCGTGACGCCACGCTATGACAGTCGGGGCCTGACGTTCTTCCAATTCAGCAACGTGAATCAGGCCGACATACTAGCTACTATCCCGCTGGACAGGATGTTGTGGTGGTGGCGGCCCAACTTTACCAGCGAAGTCATGCCCGGGCCATGCGAAGCGCAGACGGCACTCGGTGCGGCTTCGATGCTCTATGCCCTCGACTCTTTTTCGGCGGCATTTTTCAATCGCGGCGGCGTGCCAGTGACGATTGCCGAAGTGCCGCCAAACATGCAGCCCGCTGACAAAGAAGAATTCCAGAACTGGATCAACCGCGCGGTAATGGGCGTGCGCAACGCCTTCAAAATCCTGGCCGTGCGCGGCGGGATAAAGGCAACCGTCATCGGCTCGAAGGTCAGGGACAGCGAGGCCCCGGAACTAACGGCCTTGCAACGTGATAACGTAGCGGTGGCGATGGGCGTGCCGCCGTCCGTGATTGACGGGCGCTCCAGCGACGACAGCAATTCGCGCTCGGAGAAGGTCGCGGCCATCACAGATACCGTCATCCCAGAAATCGGAATTATCTTTGAGCGCTATAATGACCAGCTCTTTTCCCAATTCGACCTTGAGCTTGTAGCACATCCAGAGAAACTGGACATCATGCAGACCGTGCAGCTCGAACAGGCGCAGACGCTCAAAGATTTGACGGGCGGCAAGCCGATCATGACGACCGACGAGGCGCGGGATTGGCTGAACATGGAGCCGATGGAAGAGAAGGAGAAGATCGAACCGCCGCCGCCGGTGACTCCTTTCCCGGTGCAGGGCCAGCCCGTGCCGCCAGAGCAAATTACAAAGGCGCTGGCTGAGTGGCGCAGGGCCGCGATAGACAACATCCGGGCGGGCGGTGTATTCGTGCTGCCGTCGGTTCCCAACATCATCCCCGATAGTCTGGCGCTGCCGATCAATGCGGCGCTTGAGAATTGCAAGGCGGCGGCGGACGTGCGCTCGGCCTTTGAGCGCCATTGGCCGCAGGTACAGCCGGATGACGGACTCTCGGAACTGCGCGCGGCGCGGATTACGCTAGACCGTTTCAACGAATTGGCAGGTGCAAAATGATGCAACTCATTCTAAACAACTGTCAGGCACAGGTTCTCAAGGCACCGGACGGCACGAAAATGCTGCAACTGATTGACCCGGATTCTAAAATCGTGGTCATGGTGCCGTTCACGCAAGAGAGCGCCCGCGGTATCGGGGCTGCGCTCTCGACTGGGTTGGTCGTCGCCAGCGGGCCGCTGCCGACCATGAAGAAGATTGATTAATGGACACTAACAAGAAAATAGCCAACGTTCGTATTTCGCCGGAGTTATTGATTAACTTATTGAACCTTCCGGAAGATACCCAAATAGTCAATGCGTTTTGGGATGGCGGGTTGGGCGGTAATATTGTTGTTGCCCTAACCCAAAAGGATTTACCTGATATACCTGCAGGGGGTTTGATCCCTTATGTGTATCCCATCATGAGGCGAAACCGAGAAGTTGAGTTTGTAGAATGGATGTCTGGATAATGGCCGCTGAATTCATGCCCATCATCAGCAACGAACATCGGCAAGTTGCAAGCCGCTTGGCCGCATTAATGAATAAGCACATGCATGCTGTCAAGGCGCAAGCGACAGTAGACGACGTGGCGCAGGGCTTCGGAAACGATCTGGGCGACCTGATTCAAGAACTTCTGCGCGGCGGCCACCGCCTGAGCAAGGCCGACTTCCGGCGCGACATGAAGAAGCTCATCAAGGATTATGCCAAACAGGTCTTTGAGGTTGGCTGGGAAGAGGGCGGCGGCGATGTGGCCGATGTAGAGTCCGACGACCTGACGCTGCTCGAAGATTTTGTGAGCGAGCAACAGGGTTTCGTCCCTGATTTCTCCGACTGGCTCACCGACAAAGAGTCAGACCTGGACGCCGTGCCCGACCGCGTGGCGACGTGGGCGGCGAGCATGTTGAACCTGGGTCAGCAGGCGAAAGCGCGGGCGATGGGCGATCCGCAACTCCGCTATGATGGCGATGACGGCGAAGAGAGTTGTGAAGAGTGTCAGGAATATAAGGGCCAAACACATCGCCTGAGTTGGTGGGAGAAGCGCGGCCTGACCAAGCGCAACGGCAACGATAATTTTGGTTGCAAGCGGTTCGACAATTGCCACCATTCGTACTTCCACGCGCGCACGGGCGAGAAGGTGATTGACTAATGCCCCAATTTTCAGTCCGTATTGAGGGCCTAGACAAACTCCGAGTCGGCCTGAATAAATACATCCAGACCTTGCCCGTCATCACAAAAGCCTGGCTCGAGCGCATCATGGAAAAGGCCATGAAGCGTAGCGTGCCATATCGCGGCGGCAACGCTTATGATGTGCCGGAACGCAATTACGAACGGACGGGGAACCTGGGTCGCAGCACTTATATGGTTATCAATGGCCTGACCTATACAATCAAAAGCGAGGCGGCCAGCAAGAGCGGCGCTTACAGCGTTTTCGTCATCGGAAATTCAAAGGGCGAAGGGCAGGCGCGCGTACACTACGGATTCTGGACGCCCATGCGTAGCGCGATCGATCTTGAATTGGAAGCCGCGTTGCCAGAAGGTGACCGCGAATTGCAGAAAGGTATCGAAGCGGCGGGGTTATGAGCGAAGAACGCGCTATCTATACCATCACGCCTACACATCCGATCATGCCCACGTCGCGCCTGGAGCGCGCCCGCGAGCGGCTATGGCGGCGCATGATGCAGGCCCGGCGCGAAGGCGCGCGCTTTGTGGTGGTTGACCTGACCACGTTGACGCTTGCCGTCGCCGCCAAAGTGGAGCAGTTCGGGCGGGATGATGATGGAGAAGTACTGGTTGACGAAGCGCACGAATAGGCTATACTATTAGTGGAAGTTCAGACGCGGTGTTAAACGTGTACCGGACTGCCTCATAGTTGACAATAGGCTTACCCGGAAAGTTCTGAACATCCTGGAATTATAATCGCATACGCTCCCGGCACAGGCCGGGCCGCGCGCAAGAAACGTAGATACTCGCCCGCTGTCCATGAAAAATTCATGGGCGGCGGGCTTTTTATTTATGCCAACTGTCAAGCCGGGCGAGAAGAAAAAAGAATTCATTGGCCGTTGCATTCCGATGGTCATTGATGAAGGTACAGCCAAAGATGGCAAACAGGCAGCCGCAATTTGTAATTCCATGTGGGAAAAGCATGTGAGCAAAAAGGATATAGGCCCTAAGCCGCCTATCAAAGCAGGTGCGCGCCATTCGGCAGGCGACCAAGATCATATGGATAAGGCGCTCGACCATATGGTATCGGCGGGCGCGAGTCATCCGAACCTGTTGCAGACCGGTAAAGCGGCTACTCCTAATTACCACGCTACAGAAGCAAAGACCATCATGGACGCACCAGCTTTGCGGGCGGCGGGCGCGCGCTGTTGCATGGGCTGTAAGTTCTATCAGATGCTCGAAGGTGATATGGGGGAAGAAGGCATTTGCACTAAATACGAATTCGGGGCTGAGTGCGATTGGGTTTGCGACAGTTGGGAAAAGTACGAAATGCAGGCGACTGCATCCGCAGAAGAACCACAGCCCGTAGAAGTCATGAACTGGCCGAGCACAATGGAGTTGCCTAAGTCACTCCAGGCTGACGACACGCTCGTGGCCTTCGGTGCAGAAGTCAAGGCATTGGGAGATGGGCGCATTGGTGGATACCTGATTCGCTACGGAAACGAGAATGAATCTGACCTATCCAAAATGCATGATTGGTTTCACGAGAAAACATATTTCGGTGCGCGCAATGGCGACGGCGTAGATGTAACTATTCATCATGGCTTCCCTCTGAAAGATACGAATGACCCCGAAGAGAAAGCTGTTTTCGAAGAAATCTCGAATCACTTGCTGGCCCCCATAAAAACAAAGCGCGACAAGTTGGGATTATTTGGCGAGACAGTTATCAACATGGCTGATGAATATGACCGTATGGTCTATTCATTAGCTGAAAAGGGAAAGTTGAGATTTTCAAGTGGAGCAGTCGGCCATCTCGTCAAACGCACACCCATGCCGAACGGAACAAATAGAGTAGATCAATGGATTATTGGCGAGGTGGCGGTAACACCTACACCCGCTGAGCCAATGCTTGGCAATGTACTACCCCTGAAAAGTTTATTGACTGGCAGTTATGTGCCTGGACAGGCCGCGCTGGATGGCGCAACTGCTCTTACTCCACAGAATACCGAAAGGAAAACCACTATGCCAGAACTACAAGTCACTCCTGCCCCCGCCGAAATCCCGGCCTGGGCGTTGGAGTTGAAAACCCAGAACGAAGCCCTGATGGCTGAACTCAAGAAACCCGCGCTACCGGCAACGGGTGCGGCCATTACGGCAGTTGCCGATCTTGCCGCCGAGAAGCCGTTCAAATCGCTCGGAGACCAACTCATGGCTGTCAAAGCCGTAGCTGTTGATCCGAGCAGGCCCGACAAACGGCTTCTATTCCTCAATGAGAAGGCTATTAAAGCCACCGGCGCGAGCGAGGGCACGGGCGCGGATGGCGGATTCCTCGTGCAACAGGAATTTACGAACGAGGCCCTTAACCGCGTCTACAACACAGGTCAGATCATGAGCAAGACGACCAAGCGGCCTGTCGGCGCAGGCGCAAATGGTCTGGTTGTAAACGTCATCAATGAGACCAGCCGCGCGCTTGGCTCGCGCTTTGGCGGAGTGCGCGCATACTGGCTCAATGAGGCCGGAACGAAGAGCAGCAGCAAGCCAACTTATCGGCGCTGGGTGCTCAATTTGGAAAAGCTCATCGGTCTGTACTATGCAACTGACGAACTTTTGCAGGATGCAGTGGGCTTGCAGGGTGACGTGATGGATTCATTCTCGAAGGAGATCAACTTCGCCTGTGAGGATGCGGTCATCAACGGCCTGGGTGCGGGCGCGCCACTCGGTATCCTGAATGCGCCTGCGACCGTCTCAGTTTCAAAAGAGACTGGGCAGGCGGCGGCGACTATCGTTACCGCAAACCTATTCAAAATGTGGGCGCGCATGTGGGCACCCGCGCGCGCGCAGGCAGCCTGGCTCATTGACCAGAGCATTGAGCCGCAACTCATGGGACTCAATCTGTCCGTGGGCACGGGTGGAATGCCGGTTTACATTCCGCCGGGCGGTCTCTCGGCCTCGCCCTATTCGATGCTTCTCGGACGCCCGGTTATCCCGGTGGAATATTGCGCAGTGCTTGGCACAGTGGGTGACATCATCCTGGCCGATCTCGGAGAATATCGCTGGATCGATAAGGGGGGCATTGTGTCAGCGGCCAGCATTCACGTTCAATTCCTGACCGACGAGACGGCCTTCCGTTTCGTCTACCGCTGCAATGGCGCGCCGTTCTGGAATTCGGCGCTAACACCGAAGTCGGCTGGCGATACGCTCAGCCCATTCATCACGCTGGCGACTCGCGCCTAATAGGAATGTGAAAGGATAACCAACATGGGCGCTCCACTCTTCTACCTTCCCGAACAGTTCAAAATCGTCGATGCGACCGCCGGGCCGGTCACGACCAACGGCGGCGTGACCTGCGATTACGCGAGCTTGAAAAATGCGTTGTACGCCTGGCTCGTCCTTCAGTTCACGCAGGCGGTTGGACACGCGACCGTCATCCAACCGCAGGTAGCCTCCGCAGTTGCTCCGACGGGCGCGGTGAGCATTACGTTCTCTGCGCTCATCTGGAGCAATCTAGCGACCGCGACTACGGATACACTCGTGGCGCGTACGGCGGCAACAAGTTACACGCTCGGTTCTGGCATTGCAAAGATGCAAGTTGTTATAGGCATTGACCCAGCGCAGTGTGTGGCACAGGGAGCCACGCTGGACGTGATCGGTTGCACCATCTCGGACAGTTCGCAGGCGACGAATTTCGTCAGCGGGCAGTACTTCCTGTTGCAGAAGAACGCACAGGCAACCCCTCCGGCGGCGATCACTGACTAAAGTAGAACCTTCGGTAATCTAACGGGGGGAGCGGTGACGAGCCGCTCCCCCAACGCCACAACAATGGTCAACCGTTAGAAAGGACGGGAATCCAGGCAATGGCAAGATCAACTCTCTTTGTACAAACTCAACCCGGTGGCGTCTTCCACGTCGATAATACGGCCCTGACGGTCGGCAACGTCTGGTACGTCAACAGCGGCGCAACGGGAAAGGGCACGACCAGTGCATACGGCTACAATCCGGATGCGCCGTTCTCGACTCTTGTAGCCGCTTCAGACAGCGGAAATCTGGCCTCCGGCGACGTTGTGCTGGTTGCCGCTGGTCACACTGAGACCGTCAGCGCCGCCGCCGGGTGGGATTGTGACACTGCCGGCGTCACGTTCCTGGGTCTGGGGGTTGGGGACCTACGACCCACGGTCACGATTGATACCGACGCTTTGGCCGACATCGACATCGACGCCGCCAACATCGTCTTTGACAACCTGCGTTTCATCGCAAACTTCGTGGACATCGCTGCGGCCATCGACGTAAACGCGGATGGATTCACATGCCGTAACTGCGAGTTCATCGATACCAGCGTTATCCTGAATGCCAAAATCTGGATACTTGGGGCTGCCGCTGGTGCGAGTGACCGGATGGTCGTCGAGGGCTGCGAATTCTACGCCTACGGAACTGCGAATACCGCTGCTATCTCCCTGCCCGGCACACCCGACCGTTGCCGCATCCACGATAACATTCTGATGGGTGACTGGGCGACGGCTGCGATCCTCGCGGCGGGTGCAATCACGAAGGCCTCTATCCTTAGGAATTTGGTCGCAAACCTGCCTGATGGTGCTGATCTTTGCATCAACATCGCCGCGACTTCGACGGGCGTTGCCGCCTACAACGGCGTGGGGACTAAATTGGGCCTTGACGCGACGACTAATAATACCTTCGGCGCGACAATGGCAGTTATCCAAAACTATTCCGTTGACATCGGAGATCGCTCCGGCGTGCTCGACCCGGTAGCAACCTAGAAAGGACTCCTGACAATGGCAAGATCCCCACTTTTCAATCGCGGTGCGCCGGGAGGCCTTTACCATACCGACCTCAGCGCGCTCACCTTCGGTAATATCTGGTACGTCAACTCTGGACACGCGGCGAAGGGCACGACCACCGCCTTCGGCGCGTCGCCTGACTATCCCTTCTCGACCGTTGTAGCGGCTTCGGATAGTGGCCTACTTGCCTCCGGCGACATCGTGCTCGTGGCCGCCGGTCATACCGAAACGCTGGGCGCGGCGGCGGCCTGGGATTGCGATACGGCCGGCGTAACGTTTCGCGGGCAGGGGCGGGGCGACCTGCGGCCCACGATCACAATTGATACGAGCAACCTGGCGGATATTGACATCGACGCCGCCAATATCACGTTTGACAACCTGCGTTTCATAGCGAACTTTCTTGACATCGCCGCCGCTATTGATGTGAACGCGGATGGATTCACCTGCCGAAATTGTGAATTCATCGATACGACTGCATCACTCAATGCGAAAATCTGGATACTCGGAGCATCAGCGGGTACGAGTGACAGGATGGTCGTTGAATCCTGTGAGTTCTTCGCCTTCGGTACAGCCAATACGGCGGCCATCAGCTTGCCGGGAACGCCGGATCGCTGCATCGTCCGCGACAATACGTTTGTGGGCGACTGGGGGACAGCGGCAATCCTAGCGGCGGGTATCTGCACCAATCTCAGCGTCCTGCGCAACCTGGTCTCAAACCTGGATGCGGGCAACGATGTTTGTATCAATGTCGCGGATACGTCAACCGGCATCATTGCCTACAACGGCGTGGGCGGACGCGAAACAGACAACACGACCGACCAGATCACCGGCGGCTCGACGATGGTGCTTGTTCAGAACTACGCCGTAGACGAAGGCGACCGTTCGGGCGTTCTCGATCCTGCGGCAACCTAATTGCGGAATAAAAAAGGAAAATCAACATGGCAGACCCAATCGTTTTACAAGGCAATGTGCGCCAGACTTTTGCGCCCAATCTTCCGGCAGGACAGTTGCTCTCGCCCAATATCAACAATCGGGCTGATTTGCTTATGGCCCAATCGCTTCCGCCCTATGCCGAACTCGTGCGTTTGGGCAATACCTGGACGATGCGCACGGCGACGGCCAGCGCCTTCAACTTGGTGGCGGCTCTGCCGACGACTCTGGCCGCCGCCATTTTGTATAATGGCGAGGCGGCGGGCGGAAAGAGTTACGTCGTCCATAGCATCTTCGTAACCAGCATCGTCACGACTACGGCCCTCACGCCGATGTCGCTGTTGGCGCAGGTGCTGCCCAATGCTGGAAACTCCGCCACGGCCCCGACCCACTCGGCAACCACGACGCTCCTAACGAGTAACAGTGGAAAGAGCGGCTATGGCGGGAATGCACGGCGCGCGGTCAACGTGACCACATTCTTTACCGACCTCTGGCAAGTGGTGGGAGCGGGCACCGGTGCGGCTACGGCCTCCATCGCAACCGGCGTGTATGCGGACGTGGGCGGTGGGTTGATCATCCCGCCCGCGGGTGCTCTCGGTCTGAACGTCATCGCGGGTACGGTGGCGACCGCCTCGGGCATCATCGGCTGTACCTGGAGCGAGTGTCAGTTGGATTTGGGGTGAGATTTCAAATCATTAAGGATGGGCAGGCATGGGTCTGCCCATCTCGGAGTAATCAACATGCCCGATACCCCACAAGATCAGGCGCTCGGCCTGACAACTGCCGTCGTCGGCAAGACCTATCAGACCCCGCGTCTCACGCCACCCGGCATTGGCACGGGCGTGGCCTATGCCGACTTGGAAGCCCTGGGTCTCCACTTCTCTTTCGAGGTTCCCCGAAGCGGCGTTATTCAATCGGCCATCTACTATGATCTGGACGACGAGGGTTTGCAGGTTGACCTATGGCTACTGGACGATGCGCCAACCGTTCAAACGGACAACAGCGCCATTGCCTTCATCGATCACGACCTGATAAAAGTCATTACCCGCATTCAATTCATGTCTTTTGCAGATGCGGCCAATGGTCAATTTGCCGAGAGCAAAGCCATCGGCAAAGCATATGTCCAGAAGAACAGGAGAATGTGGGCTCAGTGTCAGGCGCGCGGCGCGCTCAATATCGCGGCTGGCAACCTTCCCCAGTTCCGTATTGATTTCCTGAGCGACGAGTAAAACATGCCCGCTGTTGCTTTGTATCGCCGCCTCCAACCGTGGGGCATTTCCATCCCCTATCTCCTCGACGACGAATTCACGGACATCAAGGCTGCCGGAGCGGTGAACGGCACGCCCGCCGTGCCGGGGCCGGGGACGCGCACAGAGCGCGGGGATGCGATTAATTCTGCCGGGAGTGGAGCATACAACTGGTTGCAATGGACAACCACGCGCAATTCTCTCCATTATGCCGACACCCCGATTTCACTTGTGGCGGGAAGAATTCTGAAACTCAAACTAAAACAAACTGGCGGATCGAGTTTTTACACAGGGTTCGATAGCAACCCTGCTACTCTTGTGGATGACGAGACGGCCATGAGTGCTGGGGGCATCATGTTCAGAATGTTGGGTTTGAGCGCAAATATGCGCATGTTGGTAAATGCCCTGCTGGACGTGAGCATCGGTCAGCCTTATCCGAATAATAACAACTACCAGGAAATTGCAATTATCGTTGGTAGCAGTCGGGCTTATCTCATCACAAAGTGGGATACAGATACACAATGGCTCCTGAGAATTATCAGAGACGGAACGATTGCGGCGACGGCCTATGCTTATTGGGGAAACTTTAGAACGACAGCATCCGATAGTGATGGGGGGCTTGATTATATCCGCGTCCCACAACAGTTGTACATCCCCACGCCCCTGGCCTATGCCGCATTCGGCGGCGGGGATGGCGCGCTCGGCAATACAGATGCGCTCGGCCCGGATGGGCAGACATCGCCGGTACTGCCCTGGACGGGCGCGACGTGGGCTATCGTCAGCGGTGCAGCCGTCAACACGCCCACGCTCGGCGCGGATGTCGTGGTCAACGGCGCATTCGCCGCCGATACGGACTGGGGCAAGGGTGCGGGGTGGACGATTTCAGGGGGAACTGGAGTAGCAACAGCAGCAA